CTTTCTTAAATATTTTCTCTACTGAGGTTAAACCTAAACAACCGAATGCTAACAAAGCTACTGATTCTACAAGTATTGCACTTGGAGCCGTATGCTCTTCACTAAAACTGTTGTGGTACATAGTAACACATAATGCGATAACACATAGCAATCCACATAAACGCTTCATGCTAAATCTACCGCTATCTTCTTGGAAAAACTGTTTCATATTATAATTGACTAAATTGGAAAATAATTAAGAATATTAAGATTATTTTTTGCCAAGCATGGTATTTATCCATCTTGTCAAGTTCTTTTTCTCTATTACGATATGTTTCGAGATTAGCTTCGTAGCGATACTTGTAATTTTCAAGCGTACTAACTTTATAGCTGTAGACAGTGAAAATAGAATCATGTTTTATTGTTTTAGATTTTAACGAGTCCTTATAAGCGATTATTGTATCGTTATAGGACTTATATAGTTTATTGATGGTATCTGCTTGACCTATGGTCATTATAACTACAGAATCACCCTTAATTCTTTTTGTAGTGGGATATTGCGAGTATGCTGAAACTGATAGCAGTATCATTACTAACACTATCCAAAGTCTGCTTAACTTCATTTAGTTCGGTTTTTAGTGTATTTACCTCTTGCTTAATCTCAGCAAACTTGCTAACGGTAGACGTTACTATGGCTTGTTTGGCCTCGTCTGCCTTAACTTGAACAGCTTTGTTCTTAGTCAAGGTTTGATTAAAATCATTCATAAACTGCTCAAATTCCTTATCCTCTTTCGCTGACTTATCTTCTTTTTTAGCTGTAACATTAATCGTTGTAGCTGTAACCGTTAGAAACCCAAAAATTAAAAGAATTGATTTCATGGCCTATTATTTAACAGATGATTTAATAGCACCCATTGCATCAAGAGTCTCTAACTTAGTAGTCGTTGAACTTAGGGCTGTCTTACACTCAATTAACGCTTGTGTTTTTAAGCTATCTTTATACTCAAGATTAGTAATCCTTGCGTCTTGAGAGTTGATTTGATTGTTAAAATTGCCTCTAATGTCTACATAAAGGACAGTTATACCGATGATAACTAAAAACATAGTGCCCTTAATCGGGTCTTTACTAAATTGGGAAAAACTAATCGGTAGAGGATTAGCACTTACATTTACGTCTTTCTTTGGAGCCATGTTACTTTTTACCTATTTTAAAATACAAGCTACCAGAGTAACTTATATTGTTATTTTTATTAATATTAAGATTAAGGCCTATTAGAGCCTTATTTTTGACGTTTAACATTAATCCAGGACTTACTACTTGTAAGCCATTAGATTGGCTAAAATCGCCTCTTATGCCGTAATAAAGCCTATACTTGGCTTTCTCTGCATAAAATTGCTTAACATAGATGGTTTTTTCGGTAATCTTGGCCTCAAAAGACCTTGACTTGATACGATTTTGGCTGATGGTATCATTAATCACAAAGATATTAGAATCTTGCTTAATGGTATCAGTATAAGCTACAACTGCATTATAATCATTTAGTATGCGTACTGTATCGTGAATAGTAGTTGTATCTGTAGCTATAATCACAAAAGGGATAGAATCCCCTTTTATGTACGTTTTTCTGTACGTTTTTTGGTACACAGTATCATGTACCTCTTTAACTTTTTCGTACTTAGATAGGTCAATATCCTCTTTTTTATCAGTCTTATGACATGATTCATAGGCAAATACGCCTAAGAAAAAGAATCCAATGATAAGTATATAGTCTCTAAGATGTTGCATATTATGTTAAAATGTAATCTCCAGTTCCTTGTAAACTAACAGAATATGTTGCAACACCCTCTACTGGGCCATCTATTGATACTGATTCAATATTACATATACCAGTAAATACTTTAGTGTCTATAGTAAATGTTACAGAAATTTGAGTATTATTCTCTTGGTCTGTAAGCATATCAAAATAATCATAATCATCTAAAGTAATTAGACCATCACAACTGATTGTAAAAGACTTAAATCCATATACATATTCTTTCCTAAATCCAGAAGATTTATTTGTAACATCTACTTGGTCTGATGATACCTCTAATGAACAAGAAGTAGAAGCTGCAAATACAACTCCAGCCTTTCTTAAAATTACATTTGTTCCATTAATTGCTGCCATTTTTTATATTTTTATTTTATGTTATTGTATAAGCTCCAGTACCTTGCAATGATATTGAATAAGTAGAAACACCTTCAACTGGTGCAGCAATACTTACTGATTGTATATTAGCTGTTCCTTGAATTGTATATGTAGTACTTGTTCCTACAGCAAATCTTACGACTATTGGCGACCTTGATAACTGAGTGTCTAACATGTCTCTATAATCCCAATCATTTAATGTTATTAAACCATCGCAATTAATTGTCCATGAGGCTGTATCTACTTTAAACTCTTTAAACCATGCAGAAGTAGCAGAAGTTACATTAGCCTGGTCTACACTGACTTCAAAAGAACAGTTAGTAGAAGCCGCAAATGGAATATTTGTTGTTCCATTGAAGTAATATAAAATTACGTTTGTACCTAAAATTGCCATAATTATTTATTTTCTATAAATTCAAGTGTTTGAGTTGAAGCATCATCCACTGTAGTTGATTCTATAATTTGTAATTGATTAACTTGTTCTGTATAAGGGTCAACATCTAATCTGTTAATAACAAACTTTTTACCATTGTAACTAAATGGGCCAGTAGAAGAGTCTGCAACAGTTAAAAATTTATTTGGTGATAAAAGTCCAACAGCATTATATACCCTTCCTAAATCACCTTCTAAAGTAGCTATGTTCTTATTTAAAATATTAGATAAATCTCTTGCTACTAAATATGGTAACATATCATAAAAAGTAGATGTATCACTTTGCTTATACCATAATGTCCATGGTTGAAAAGGATTATTACCAACTTTAGTGCCTTTAATTAATAAACCATTATTTGATGCACCATAATTAATAGTCTTATCATTATTAACATCAATTAAACCAAATTTAACATTTATGTTCTTTTCATTTGTCGCAGTACCTATTGACCTAATAATGTCAAGCGATTTATAGTTTGTACTATCTTGTTCTTGAGATAATACAAAATCTTTTAAAGTAATAGATTTAAAACCGATAAAATTAGCGGCTGAACTTCTAATTTCAATACTCATAAATCCTTCCTTAGTATACATTTTTATTTCTTGCTCTTTTTTAAAGAAATCATTAGCTGCAGTACCAAAACTTATGTAATTACTTGATGTTTGCCAAGCTGTAGCTTCTGTAGTACCAGATGGATAATAGTAATATGTTGTTCCACCACTATATAATATGATTCTATAATCGTATGTAAAAGAAAAAGAAGCCTCTGTTTTAAAGTAAAATGACATACGAGCTATTGGCATATTTATATATGGTAGATAATCGTATGAACCAACAGAACCAGTAGTATAAAATCTAAACTCGCCATTATAACCAACTGGAATTTCTATTCTTACCTCATTAGATAAATTAGAGCCAGAATTAGTAACATTTAAGTCTATTTGTGGAACCTGTCTATATAAAGTCCACCCAGTTACAGTATCTGGATTTGTAGATGCGTTATAACTTTTAAACCTACCATTAAATATAAAATCTTTATTATATGTATATTCTCCAGATACAACTACTTTATTATATCCTTTTTTAATGTTCTTTATTTGACCATTATTAATAAAGTAAAAATTACTTGTACCATAAGAATATGGATTTATAGACATAGCATTAGATAATGTTCCATAAGAATCGTAACTAAATGAACCTCCACTAACTAAATATCTTGTATAGTAATTGCTACTATTAATAATTTCAGTACAAGGAACCATCCAAAAATTACCTTCAGCTTGGAAGAATCTGCATCCAAAAGCAACAGCAATAGCTTCTAATATATCATAATAGTTCTCTCCTTGTATATCTCTTGGATAAATAAAAGTTTGATTAAATGGCTCGTATCTACCAGCAGGGGCTGTACTTCTATCGTTCATGCCATAAGCAAAGTAATTACAAGCTGAATAAAAATAACTATCACCACCATAGCCTAATTGAGTTATAGCATCAGCTATAATACCAGCTAATCCATAAGCTCCATTAGTGTTTATATCTTGACTAAACGTCTTTTGTTTTAAGAAGTGCAATCCATCTACGCATGGAATAGTCATATACTTAACTCCAGTTGTAAATGATAATTCTATATAATCTGATAAGATAAATCCTTTAAACAATAAAAAACCAGCATAGTAAATTGTTACATAATAAAGCCTATCATCATAAGTTAACACATTAGGTAGATTACTAATATCAGCATCTGTTTCTAATGCTATAGAAATAGTAGCAGTCATTGGTACAAGTCCAGGCTCTAAATCATCAGAACTTGGGTTGTTGTTTACTGTAATTGCTGAAGCTGTATAAGAGACTGGAGTAATACTACCAACAGTCTCTTTGTATATATATGCAACTACGCTTGTTCCAGTATTTCTACCAGCTTGTGTTATTTCGTATGCTAATTGGTATGACATTACGCTAAATTAATATTTTGTCCTTTAAGTTTAGAAGATTTTTGAGCCTTTTGAACAGATAATAATAAATCTTGTCCTCTAAGTACAAA